GATCTGATACTAATTCATTTTCAAATTCTTCAAATTTCTTAATAATATTACCTTCATTATCTAAAATATTACCTTCATCATCGTAAGAAGTACCTTTGTATTTCTCTAATAAAGAAGTTTTTATCTTAGCAAAGTCTTTATCATCTTCATTATCATTATCTTCAATTCTTTTAGCTTTAATAGCAGCTATTTCTTCATCTGTTTTACCTTCAAATTCTTTAGCTTCTTCTTCTTTTAATTTTTTAGCTTCTTCTAGTTTTTGTTCTTCAAGTTTTTGAGCTTCAATATCTTTATCAGGTGTTGGATTTGGTTTACTACCTCCACCTTTATCAATATCTTCATCTTTTTCTTTTAAATCTTCATTACCTAGAATAGAATCTAATGCATCATTTCTAAAAACTACTCCCATAGTTCTTAATCCCATTGGCTTAGTTATTGCCTTAATTGAATTTTCGTTTACTTTCATGTTTACAAATTTATATTATATTACTTATTATTACAAGTTTATTTATACTTTTATCGTATTTGGTACATTAATATAGACTATTTTTTCTTTGTATCAAACCGATTTTTATTTTCTTTTGCTATTCGTTCTTTACTTTCAATTTCTTGTCTTTTAATAGCAATATTATCTGAATGTATATTTCTATCAAAATTTAATTTTGCATTATCTAATCTATCTTTTGCGTGTGCTTGGAATCTACTTAAATCGTTTAAATTATCTTCATTTGGATTTAATCCACTTTGAGTTATAATACTTTCTATTGTAATATCATTTTTAAGTTTTTGTACATCAATCGCTTTTTTATAATCTGTGTCAATTTTATATTGTAATATCTCTCTTTCTTGTTTAGAATCTTCTACTTCCATTTGCTTTATTTTTTCAGCAGATGCTCTATTAGCTTCATCTTGTTGTTGTTGTTGTTGTTCCATTATAGAATCCATTTTACTTAAATACTTTTTAACTTGACTATAATTATCACTATCTAATAGTTCAGCTATTGTACCTGGTTTAGAACCATTTTGTGCGAAAGAATGAGCGTATTGTTTTAAGAGTTTTAATTTATCATTTTCTTTACTATTATCTTTAACAAATACAGAATATTCTGTTTCCATATGGTCGAATCCATTTATATTTAAAAATGCTTTTCGTCCGTCACCATTTATATACATACCTTTTTTACCATCTATCCATGCTAATTTAGAATAATCTAATAAACCATTTAAGTCTTTTTCTTCAAATTTCTCATAACGTCTAAATAATTCTTTTGTAATTATAGCACTTCTATATATAGCTTGTTCAGTAGTTCCCTTACCATCACTAGCTTTAGAATCTCCATATCTTTGTCTATTCATTCCAGCTTGTTCCCACCATTCTTGTTTAATACCTGCCATTGCTTGTACCATTTCACCAAAGTATTTAGCTAATCCCATATCCATTACTTTCATACCTTGAACAGCAGCAGCTGCATTTGGTGCGCTTTCATCATACCAACCTATTCCTGTAGCTTCAGCGTAATACATAAATCTATCCATTGCGTCCTTACCAAAACTTTTTGGTACTAAACCTAATGGCATCATCATAATTTTATCTTTATTTCGAGCCATTGTCATTTCCATTCTATAATGATATATATTATATAATGCTTGATATGGTAATCCTTGTTTAACAATACTATTTACTGATTTAGTTTTATTAAACCACATTCTACCATTATAAGGTAGTTTACACATAGAACTATTATTAATTTCCCCCCTTTGTACTAGAATAGGACGACCACCTATATATAAATCTTCTTGTATTCTCCAACCTTCCCATACTTCATCAACCCAATCCCATTCTATATCTATATCTCCTAATTCTTTATCTAACTTATATGTATCATCAACTTCTTTTTCTCTTTCAACTCCAACACTATCAACATATTTTAAAATACCTACTTTTCTAAAAGTTTTCCAACAAACATGATAAACAGGTAATAAACTATCTGAAAAATTATGTTCTTCTTCATGTCTATAATGTACATAACTATTAGTACTATTATTTACAGTATTTCTTTTTTCTTCTAACCATGTAATATCTGTATCAGTTAGTTCATCACGAAATCTATCTATAATATCATTAATATTCATTCTAGTAGTTCGTACAACCCAATTTCCATCTTCTAAAAAATCTGATTGTGAACTCTTTGAAAAATGTAATTCCAAAGGTGATATAGTATAATATTTAATATTATTTCTATAAATCTCTTTATATGTATGTACACGTCCTGTAACTAACCAATCGTAAAAACCTTGTTGAGTTCTATCTTTTATATCTAAATCATATTTTAAATAATTTAAAGCTTCTTGTCCTTTTATAGCACGTTCATCAGTATATGAATTTTTAAATTCAGCAGTTGCTTTTTTAAAATCAGTAGGTTCTTGACTATCTTGTCCTGTATCAACTCCTTGAGCATTTAATTCATTAATAAATTCTTGTTTCGCTAAAGCAATCATTTCATCATTTAAACTTTCTGTAAACTTATTTTTTACATCAGAATTTAAAGCAATTACTTGGTCATTTTGTGGGAGTTCGCTTTTTTCACCTAGAAAAGAATATATTACAGGACTAATTATATCATAATTACGCATTTTACTAGGATAGTTACGTAAACTACTTTCAGGTGTATTATAAGGATTAAGTACATATTTATAATGTTCTTTCTCTAAAGTACCTTCTGCGGCTTTATATAATAATACCATTTCATTTCTATCTGAATCTTCATATGAAGTTTGGTCTATAAAATAATCAATACTTTGTTTACACCACTTAGGAAATCTTTCTCCTTTTTCTTTATATACTTTTTCAGCGTATGTATTCTTTTGACTTGGATAAGTACTCATATTATATTATTAAGTAAAAAATTGTCTATTAAAAAAATCATTTGTATTATCTTGTATAGTTTCTTGTACTTCAATATGTTCAGCTTCTCTATAATCAAACATACCTACAAGTAAACAAGAAACCCTATCAAAGTTACCTTTTTTATTCCATTTAAGCAATTCTTTTAATAAAGCTTCATCATATATATAGTGTAAATTTAAAATCTCCTGTTCGTCTTGATTTACACCTCTTTTAGTTATTAACCAATCTCTTAAATATATTGCTCCTGTACCTTTACGTTTTTCATTCATCATTATACCTTTATTTCTTCCAGTCTTTACACTTTGTAATTCTTTCTTCCATGTAATTTCAGGTTCATCAGCTAATAAATGGTATTCCTTTCTTTTTTTGAAGTAATTTTTTACATCACCTCTATCATTTTCAAACATACATTCAGCATTATAATATCTTGTAATACGTAAAAGTTGTTCATTATATTCATCCATTGTAGATGGTCTTCCAATATATGCTCCTACAATTATATCCCCTCTACTTGGAGTAAATGTATTTGTACGTTCATATACATATGTAGCACCTAATGAATCATTTGCTGTAATTTTATCTTTATCTTTATCTTGTGCATAAGGGTCATTCCATACTCTATATAATCCTTTAGGTACTTTACCGGAACTATCCCTATATGGTGGTTGCCATTCTACAAAACAACCTTCAACGTTATCTCCTTTTTTTAATGGGAAATTTAATATTGGTTTATAATCAATATCTTTATTACTTAATTTTAATTTAAGACCTTTATCTCCTGATTCAAATAATACACCATTTCTACCTAAGAATTTTATATTAGGGTCATTTTGTACTCTTTTTAATTGTTCTTCAATAAGTAAAGTAGGAAATATATTATTAGATGTTCTACTAAATGCTTCTTTAGGACATGAGGGATATTCCATCATATATGTTACTAATGTACTATCAGATTTAGCATTTTCTTTAATATGTTCTTTAACTTGATTTTCAAATTTCCTTGCATCATCTAATAAACTATTTCCGTTATCATCAACAAATCCTGTTAAACACATTTCTTGTGGTATAAAAAAACCACATGAACTACCGTATGAATCGTCATCCCAAACATTCTCAAATGGCATCATATTATATAAATCAGGATTATAAAATATTTCTTCAAATCCATCCCAATTTGAATCCTCACCACCACCTGTTCCAAATATTAATATTTGACCTGTTACAAACCCACCATCTTCAACAGTTGGTTTAGTAGATGCTAATGATTCTAATAAATTAGGAAATTTACCAGCTTCTTCAAGCATTATTAAAGTACCATCTTTACCCCTTGCTGCACCAGGATTATTTAAACCAAATGTAGCACATATAACTTCAGATAGAAAACCAAATTCAGCATCTATTCCATTTTTCTTATACCCTATTTTAATATGGTCATTTCCATTTTTAAGTCTTCCTTTATTCCAATCAGTATGTTTATTAATAAAATCTAAGTTATTTCTAACCATAGTCATTGTACCTGTTAAACCAGGATATAAGTAAGAACTATCATAAGCACCTAATACAGTAGTTGTATCTCTATATAAATTAGCTCTATTAGCAGCAATCCACGCATTTTTAAAACTATAACCTTTACGTCTTGCTTTACCAATACATACGTGCTTACCTAATTTTTTAGCTTTTTCTATAGTTTTAAAATAATGATAATCACCATCATAAAACTTAGGAAAACCAGGTACTTTCTCATCAGCTATTTTTTCACCTTTAGCAACTTGTTCTACAGTTAATCTTGTAGGATTTTTAATAAGTCTTATTCTACCAAAGTTTAAATAACCATAATGTTCTCCTGTAATAGTTATATCACCTACTTTATAACCTTCTTTACATCTTCTTTCTTGTTCATCCCAAAATTCAATATAGTCATTTGAACCTTTTGGTGCATGAGTATATACCCCATGTTTATCAAAGTATTTTGCAACTTCAATAAAATATTCTGTATTAACAAATGATATATCTTCGTATTTATGCAATTATCTATGGTTTAATTCATAATCAAATGCTTCTTGTACTTTTTTACTATGTACAATACTATAATGTTCTCCTGCTATATTAGCTATTATTTGTGGAGGATTATATCTAGCTTCAATAGTATAATTATTTAGATGTGCTATTCTAAAATTTAATTCAGTTGTATAATATTTAGGTGTAATAGGTGCTTTTTCACCTAAAACAACATCCTCTTCTCTTTGTTTAATTGCTTCTCTATTTTCTAATACTAATATTTCTACTTTCATAGTTCAATTTCTTTTTCAATTCTTTTTATTGCATTATAATGTAATTGTGCTATTTTATCCTTTCCTTTATATGTTAATAAAATATCTTTACATTCATGAGGATTAGTTTGAAAAAAGTTTTCAGTTAATACTGCTTTACATTTACTATTTGCAATAATATAAAAATTTGCTTCTTTATCTACATCACCATCTTTAGTATCTTTTCTAAATGTCTC